CGAAGCTGAAATGTTATTGGTCAATGATATGGATGGTGTCTTTGCTGATCTTGATAGAAACATACCTTTTTGGCAATCCATGCCATATAACGTCAGATTAGTGCTATGTGACCTTTGTTTTAATCTAGGTATAAAAAAATTATGTCGTTTTACTAAGATGCTAGAAGCCTTAGAAGAGAGAGATTTTGAACTAGCAGGTGAAGAGTTATTGGATTCTACTTATGCAAAACAAGTAAAAAAACGAGCCGATAGAAACTACCGACTCGTTGTAGGGGAGAATTAAATAGATAGATTGCCTTCTTTTTCTAAAGACCTTTCAAAAGCAATATCTTTTTCAAATTGCTTTCTGTTAGCTTCCACAGCAGTTTCCTTTGGCATGATTAGTTCAAAGTCTGTAGCTAAAGCAACCACATTGTCGCAAGAATTACATTCTGCCCAATCATCATATTCTCCCATCATACTTTGTCCAGCATGACCACATCTTTTGCACTTGTAAGGTACTAAAAACATAGCTTCTTGATTAGGGTCTGCTATTTCAGAGCCACCATAATATTTGCCATATATTTTTTCTTTCATAATTTTCTCCTTAGTTGTTAATTACAACTATTATATTAATGATTTTTACAACTATTGCAAGTAAAAACTTAATCTTTTTTAGGTAATTCTTTGATACTAAATCTTCTTGAAGTATAGGCTTCTTTTGCTGGTACTACCTTCTCAGGTTGTGCTTTGTAATTAACAGTCTGCCACACGACCTTATGGCTTTCAGAATAGCCTTCTTTAGCATCTTTCATAGACAGCATAATGCTTTTCTTAGCTTCTTCGATATTGTCCTTCAGGTTCTTTATTTGTGCTTCCCAAGCCACAATATTATCTATTTGTACTTGGTCTTGCTTGGTTAGTTCGGTAGATTCACCATTGTCTTGCGGTGTGATATATCCAGCTTCTTTAGTATCAAAAGGGTCATACCAATCACAATGAGCAATCCTATTGTTAAAGTCTATGACCTTTGGTTCAAGCACATCCTTCTCCCATTGTTCATTACGTTGATAGAAATACATCCTTAGATCAGAACCATTTAAAACACATACAACTGACCAAGAATATTCGGTAATTGCCATCAAGCCTTTGACCTGAATAACACCGCGATAGGTTGGTAGGCTTTCGCTTAATGGTGCATTGGTTACTTTGATTTCAACAATACCTTTACCATTTAGCTTAATGCCTTCACCATCTTCAAGTTCAGGACAATAAAAACCCTTTTCTACATCTTTGGTAATAAATAGATTATCAGCAACACCAATACAGTCTATAGAGCCATTTAAAGTAACCTTGCTATGTCTGACCGCTTCTTCTACGACCAACTGTATATCCAATAAGCCAATTCTTTTAGATGCCAACTCAGCTACAGGTTTTTCCAAGACATTACCAACTTCCATATAATTATTAGTAGCAATTCTAATATCTTCACCTTTTAAGGCTTTATGACAATTCTCCAATACTTGATTCCTAGTTTGATATGGATTCTGTCCTGTAATTATTGGTTCTAATAAACTACAACTGATTTCATAGTCAGGTGTTAATTTACCTATAGCTTCAGGTGTATGATCTATCTTTTGTGTTTTCATATTTATTTCTCCTTTTTAAACTAGTTCTAATTTTGTCTAAAGTCTCTTCAGTCAATTTACCAGCATATTTTGTTTTGGTTTTGCTTTCTGTTTGATACATTTTCATCAAGGCTTCATTAAAAAGTTTCTCGCCTTTCTTCTTCTTCGGTTGTTTGTACTGATATGGATTTTTTCTTTTCATGCTTGGTGATGAACTCTTTCATGTCAATCATCCATAATTTTAATACAATTGCTTGTTTGCTGTGAAATTCTTGGTTGCCAAAATCTTTTCTAGCTTGTTCATTATGATAGTCTATAATTTTCAATATTATGCCTAAAGCATCTTGATATGGTTGCCTGACAGCATTGGTAAAGGTTCTTTTAACTTTGTTCATAATGTTGCCAAACTTGATCTGATATTTCATCAACAGAATCACGACATTGAATCGGTTCTTCTTTACCAACCAAATAAACACAGGTAATGCCATGCTCTTTGAACACACATCTAAAATCATCAAAGTCGATATAAACAGAATCGTGCGACATATTGAGTCGCAGTCTTAATTTCTTTTTAGACTTCATTTCCCCAAACATCCCAACCTTCGGTTTTCTCTCTTGCAAATAATTC